GACTATCAGGCTTATCTAGCCACACTCCCATCCAACTCTTCTATCCCACAGGCAGGTGAATAATGAGTCGCGCACAACTTACAAGTACGGTAGAGCAGTCAAGCGGTGGCGTAGTCGCTCCGTTCTTGGCTGGTAAGAACAAGATTATCAATGGTGATTTTTCGGTTTGGCAACGCGGCACTTCATTCAGTAACCCTGCTAATGGTTCTTACACCGCAGACCGATTCAAAATGATTTATGACGGCACAGGTGCCACTCGCACAATAAGTCAGCAAACTTTTACGCCAGGAACTGCTCCAGTAGCAGGATATGAAGGCACATATTTTATGCGTTACGCAGTATCGGCAGCAGGTACAGGTAATACATATCAGGGTATGCAACAATATATTGAAGATGTACGAATTTTTGCTGGTCAAACAATTACCTTTTCTTTCTGGGCTAAAGCCGAAGCATCAAAAACTATGACTCCCGATGTTACGCAATATTTTGGTTCTGGTGGTTCTGCAAATGTTCAAACCACATTTGTAACACAAACAATAACAACTTCTTGGGCAAGGTATTCAGCAAGCGTTACCGTACCATCAATTGCTGGTAAAACTATTGGAACTGGTAATGCTTTACAGTTTGGTTTTTATGTACCTGCTAATACCACAAGCACATTGGACATTTGGGGTGTACAACTTGAGGCTGGCTCAGTAGCCACTCCATTCACCACCGCAGCAGGAACACTCCAAGGCGAGTTAGCCTTGGCGATGAGGTATTACCAGAAGTCATATAACCAAGCAACCGCACCAGCAGATAACGCGACTACTTCCGATTCAAATAAAGTCCTTACTGCTTACAACAGTTCTACGGGTAGAAGTTTTATCCCGTTCCTTGTCGCAATGAGAACATCGCCAACTGTAACTCTTTACAGAACCTCAAACGCAAGCACCAACGGAAGATGGGCTTATTACACAGGTTCTTGGAATACAACAACTTCAAGCACCGTAACAAATGTCAATGAAGATAATTTTAATATGGATGCTGGCGGCAGTTTTACTCAAGGTTATGCGTATATTCTTTCTGGCGAATGGACGGCGAGTGCTGAACTATGAATGATTACACTTACACAATTCCAACAGATATAAACGGAAACCCAAGCACAACTATCATTGCGCGTTCGGATGGGGCATTTATTCCTACCGACCCTGCCAACTCCGATTACCAAGCCTATCTAGCCACACTTGCAGCCAACTCAGCCCCACAGGGCTAGGCTGGAACACTCCACAGAGAGTTAGCCCGTTTATTGGCGCATAGTCGTTCTACACTTTAAGTGTGGAACTTGTGCCGATGGAAGAAATCTACCTGCAACTTAAAAACAGGTATGAGGCCAGCGCCTACTCTCCCTACATTATTAGGACTGACTGGCAGATTATCCGCCGTATAGGTGTTCACCCTGCTCTAGCCACTATTAAAGACTTAGAACAAGTTGTGCTAAGGGCTACTAAACAATCTACTAAGGCCAACTACGTATCTCGCCTTAAGTCTATATACACCCACCTTAATAAGATGGATTTAGTTAATGGCAATAATCCAGCGGCTGACCTGCCAAAGCCAAAAGGTGTAAAGGGTGTGCCAAAGCCTGTTACTAAGAACGAATGGGCCAAACTAATGGCTGAGGCGCAGCAGCCCTACAAGGATTGGTTCATCATCGGGGGTATGGCTGGTCTGCGCTGTATGGAGGTCGCTAAGTTACAGGGCGCAGATTTAATTGAGAACAATGGAAATTATTCTCTTCACATTATCGGCAAAGGCAACACCGACTGCATAGTACCTGTGGCTAAACAAGTAGCGGATGTTATTAAGTCCTATAACACTTTTGGTCGCCTATGGGACGTTACCCCTAATACTTTCTCTAAAAAAGCGGCTAATGAGATGCGCCGTATTTTAGGTCCAGATGCTAAACACTTTCACTCTCTGCGCCACTACTTTGGCACCACTATGCTAGAGAAATCTAACGGAGATATTATGGCGGTAAGAGACCTTATGAGGCACTCTTCGGTAGCCACTACCCAGGTCTACACGCAGTTACAAGAAGGAAAAACACGAGATTTAGTCAACCTGCTTTAGCAGTTCTTCCAACGCCCTGACCATTAAAATAGGAGAACTATGGCAAACTACAAGTACTTACGTGGCGCCTCTATCAGCGACCCAACCCGTAAGGTCAACGACATCCCAGATACGCCTACAAGCCTGACTGCTACAGACATCGGTACTAGTAGGGCCTATAACAATGGTGCTGCTACTGTAGCCATTACTGGAAACGCTGCAACGGGCGGCCCAGTAACTGGGTATACAGTCACATCTACTCCTGGCTCTTTCACAGGCACAGGTGCCTCTCCAATTACAGTAACAGGGCTTCAATCAGCAACCTCATATACATTTACCGCTGTAGCAACTAATACAACAGGTTCATCTCCTGCTACATCTGCTACCTCGGCTATTACTGCAACAACAGTTCCACAGGCGCCAACTATTGGTACTGCTTCTGCGGGGAACGCTCAAGCATCAGTAACATTTACAGCAGGAGCAACTGGTGGAAAATCTATTACAAGTTACACCGTTACCTCTTCTCCAGGAAACATCACTGCTACAGGTTCTTCTTCTCCTATCACTGTTACGGGGCTAACAAACGGTACTCCATACACCTTTACAGTAACAGCAACAAATGCTAACGGCACATCTAGCGCATCTTCTTCTTCTAGTTCTGTTACCCCAATTCAACCTCCAACAGTTACTGGAGGAACCCTTTCCTCAGATGCAACTTATTATTATCGCGCATTTACCTCAACTAGTTCTTTGGTTGTAAGTGGTGGCACTCTTACCGCAGACATATTAACTGTTGGTGGCGGAGGAGGAACTGGTTGCGGTATTTCTGGCGGAGCAGGTGCTGGAGGAGTTGTTTACTCTCCATCACAATCTCTATCAGCAAATACATATGCAGTTACCGTTGGAGTATTTGGAAATGGTCCAACACAAACATACTGCAGTGGATGTGGGGTTTACATTAGAACAGGTGTTCCTTCTAGTGGTAGCCCTTCTCAATTTGCCGCATTAACTGCTGCGGTAGGTGGGGGCATGGGTGGAAACAGCACTGGAACAGGTAAAGGAAGTAACGGCGGTTCTGGCGGCGGTGGATACGGAAACAACAACTCTGCTGGTGGATGCGGAACTTCTGGACAAGGAAGCGCTGGAGGACACGCTTTTAGTGGTGCCCAATCTGGCTATTACGGAGGTTATGCAGGTGGCGGTGGCGGTGGCGCATCTGCTGCTGGATGCGCGGGAACTTTATACCAAGGCGGAAATGGCGGAACGGGAACGTCTGCCTACTCATCATGGGGTGCTGCCACAGGTTATGGGCATAACGTTTGTGGTACTTGGTACTTTGCAGGTGGCGGTGGCGGCGCTGGATATTACACGTTTTGTAGTAGCACTACTTCATCTAGTAACGGTGGCAAGGGTGGTGGTGGCGGCGGTTGGAATTCGTACGACGGTAAGGGTGGATATCCTGCAATTCAATATACTGGCGGTGGCGGTTCTCCTCAACCCCTTACATCAAGTCAAGCAACCACTAAAGCAAGAGGTGCAACAGGCATTGTAATTGTGCGATATACACGAGCACAGGTAGGTGGATAATGTCACACTGGGCTGAAGTAGATGATAATGGGCTTGTTCTTCGCGTTGTTGTTTGTGACAATAACGACCCCGCTGGGGATGAAGGAGAATCTCTTTTAAAAAACTTAGTTGGTGGAAATTGGGTTAAAGCCTCTATTAACACTTCCGCAGGAGTTCACTACGGGCCTGATGGAAATCCAGATGGTGGACAACAAGTTGGTTATAATTTTCCTGGAGTAGGGTATTTGTGGGATGGAACAGGATTCTGTGTGCCACAACCATATCCTTCATGGGTATTAGATAAAACAAGATACGTGTGGAAAGCACCGATTCCACTACCTGTAAAGGGTAAAGAGTATATGTGGAATGAAGATACAAAATCTTGGGATGAACCAAATAGTTCAGAAACGGTAAAATAAGATAATGTCAATCCGCCATAGCAGTGAAGAAGATGTAGATGGTATCTACGTCGCTATTGCTGATGTCCCAGATAAGCCAGCAACGGCCTCATCTGCAGATGTCGGTACTAGCCGTGCCTTTAATAATGGCGCCGCTACTGTAACCTTTACAGGGGCGGCTACTGGTGGTACTCCTAACTCTTATACTGCTACTACTACACCTGGTTCTTTTACAGCCACTGGTGCAAGTTCGCCCCTAACAATTACGGGACTTTCTTCAGCAACAACCTATGCAATAGGTGTAACAGCAACTAACTCAACAGGCACTAGTTCTTCTACTTCCGCTGGTTCGTTAACAGCAACTACAGTCCCTGCGGCCCCTACTATTGGAACTGCCTCTGGAGGAACCTCTGGTGCGGTATCTGTGACATTTACCCCAGGAGCATCTGGCGGAAAAACAATCTCTTCTTATACAGTTACATCTTCATCTGGTCGTTCTACAAGTGGTTCTTCTTCACCTGTTGCTATTACCGAAGTCGCTGCTGGCTCTTATACATATACAGTTACTGCCACTAATGCTAATGGAACTTCGGCTGCATCTTCTGCTTCCAATTCTGTAACATCAACCTTTACTGTTCCAGTTAATTTCTTAGTAGTTGCTGGTGGGGGTGCAGGCGCCGCCGCTTGTGGTTCACAAAATTTTGGTTCTGGTGGTGGCGGTGCTGGTGGATTTAGAACTTCCGCTGGTACTTCTGGTGGTGGTGGTTCGGCAGAATCGCCAATTAACGCAATTCCAGGAAACTCTTACACGATAACAGTTGGTGCAGGTGGTTCACCAGGTGGATACAACTCCTCTACAATGGTTGGCAACAATTCTGTTTTTGCTACTATCACATCACTTGGTGGTGGTGGTGGTTCTTTTAATGGTGTTATGACATATACAACTGGCGGTTCTGGAGGCGGTGCTAGCGGTGGCTACACGCGTACAGGAGGAAGCGGAACAACTAATCAAGGTTTTACTGGAGGAAATAGTATTAGTCTTAACGGTGGTGCAGGCGGCGGCGGAGCAGGCGGAGCAGGAGGAAACGAAACTACTCCTTTAGGTGGCCAAGGTGCCAACGGTGGAATTGGAATAGCAAGTTCTATTACTGGAACTTCTGTTTATTACGCAGGTGGCGGTGGTGGTGGTGATGGCAGCATTGGGACTGCGATTTATGGAGCAGGAGGGCAGGGCGGCGGTGGAAACGGCGGATATGGTGGGCATCATGGAGGCGTAAATGGTGCCGCTAACACTGGCGGTGGTGGCGGTGGCGGGGATAGTTCTGGAGGTTGCGGTTACGGTGGCGGCACTGGCGGTTCTGGAATTGTCATTCTTTCCTACCCAAATACATATGCAAACATAACCACAATTAGTGGAGGATTAACCTACTCAGGACCAGTAAACACTGGCGGAAACAAGGTTTATACATTTACCAATGGAACAGGTACGGTGACATTCTAATGGCTCATTATGCGTTCCTTGATTCTAATAATATTGTAACTGAAGTTATCCCAGGTAAAGACGAGACAGAACTCATTGACGGCCTAAGCCCAGAAGAATGGTATGGCAACTTTCGTGGGCAGAAATGTATTCGTACATCGTACCACGGCAATATTCGCAAAAATTATGCGGGAATTGGATTTACCTACGATGAAGCCCGTGACGCATTTATCCCACCAAAACCAGAGGGTAATTGGGTTTTAGACGAAGAAACCTGCCTATGGAAGCCTGCCACTACCTAGTGTGATACTGTAGGGTTCTAATTAAGGAGCCTTATATGGAGATTATCTTTACCGATATCCACAACCCAGATGGTGTACTAGAGAAACCAAAGCCAGCAACTGAGTACATACCACAATGGTATAAAGATGCTAAAGGCTATACATCACCTGATGGTAAAAAGGCGCCCACATTAGACGGCTCTCCTATGGCAACGATTAAGCGTTGTATGCCTCTATGGGACATGATGACCGCTGGTTATATCTTAGAAACCCCATACGATATTTATGTACGTCAAACCCCAGAAGGTCCGTATTTTCAATGGGGGATGATGGAGGCTGTTGCTTTTCAGTCTATGGACCAGTTCCAGAATCACCCATACTCTAGAGACATTAACTATGCAGTTCGCATTGTAATTCCGTGGTCAATTAAGACTCCAAAGGGATGGTCTATTATGGTGATGGAGCCTCAACACCACGAGCCAGCGCCTATTACCTGTGCCTCTGGGATTGTTGATAGCGATGATTTTTCTATTCCATTTAATATGTTCCTTAAACTTCGTGACCCAAACTTTGAGGGCATGATTCCTGCTGGTACTCCTTTCCTACAGATTATTCCGTTTAAGAGAGAGTCTTGGACCTCTTTACTGGGTGGGGATAAAGAGCGCAAAAAGTTTACCTCTGATATGGCTAAATTCAGCAGAGTGTTCTTTGACCGCTATAAGAAGTTCTGGTGGGTTAAGAAGGAATACAAATAGGCGCCCTAAGTAAATCCTTTATTATCCCTATAGATAGGGGAGAATAGTCTCTATGCGTGGAACTCAGGTACAGGGAAGATTCAAGATCCCATTTGAAATTGCCTCTAACGATGAGGGAATTGTAGATGAACTACGCTCCCCTGTAGGAACCACCGTATCCTGGTGGATCTTTGACCCTAACGCTTTGGCATCTCATCTCACCACCTGGGTAGATCCCATCTATGATGTATCAGATCAAACACCTGGCCACGGTGTCAGGTGGAATGATCCATTTGATCTTCCAGTCATTATGTCCCAGCACGTTCGTGGCGATAGCAGCCCGAATGAACGAGGCTTCTATACCACGGATACCCTAAAGATCGTGGTAGCCGTTGCTGATCTCAACCGTCTTCTTCCTGACATGATTGAGAACCCAACTAACCACGTAAAAGACCACGTGATATTTAACCAAATTGTCTTTCGCCCTATGCAAGTTAACCCTCTAGGACGATACGCCGAACGGTATAGTGTGGTCCAGATCGACTGCAATCAGATTAACCCTGAGGAACTTCAAAACTATCCTCAATTCTTGGACTATGCAAACTAAAGAACCACCTACTAAGCGCGATTCCTGCGGAACGTATTCTGGGTGGAATAAGCACACTAAAGCCAAAGAAACACAATGCGAGGAATGTAGATCTTTTAAAATAGAGTACGATAAAAAGTACGCTGCAAACCCTAAAAACCAAGAAAGAATTAGGGAACGAGATAGACTAAGAACACGAAATCCTGACGAACGCGCTAAAGCATTGGCAAAGTATAGAAAAAAAGACTCAACTAAAGAACGCATCAGGTCGTTTGCCAGAAAAAGACGTGCACTAAAACGAAACAATGGTCAACAAGCGTATAGTGAATTTCAAGTTCTAGAACTTTATGGAACAAATTGCCACCTGTGCAACCTGCCAATTGACCTACAAGCACCAAGAAGCACAGGAGAACAGGGGTGGCAAAGCGGCTTACATATTGATCACGTTATACCAATTTCCCAAGGTGGACCTGATACCCTATCTAACGTAAGACCTGCCCATGGGCTATGCAACATTAGCCGTGGAACCAATCCTGTAAACCCTATTGAAAGGCAACAAATGTCAGACGACACAACAACCCCTGTGGCAGACGCTTCTACAGCACCTGCCGATGCAACTGCAGTTGATACAACCGCTACAGCAGCGGATGCAACTGCGACAGACGCAACAACAGCACCAGCAGCAGATGCAACAACCACTGATGCACCTGAAGCAACTGATGCACCAGCAGCAGATGCAACCGATGCTCCTGTAGCAGATGCTCCTGTAGCAGATGATGCAGCAGCAGATGATTCAGACGCAGATGATGCCGAAGATGAAGATGACGAAGATATTGACTTCGACGACTTCGATGACGAAGACGACGAGGATGAAGACGAAGACGACGCTGAGTAATTAACCAGAAAGGTTAACCATGGCTAAAAAAGGTAAGGTTGAAAAAGTGATGAAGGAGTACGCCGAAGGCAAACTCCACTCTGGATCAAAGACTGGTCCAGTAGTTACATCTCGCAAGCAAGCCTTGGCCATTGGAATTAGCGAAGCAAAGAAGGTTAATAAGTAAGTGGTGTTATCTAAGTTACAACCCGCACCACTTACTTATCCTAATGGAGGTGGATTAAAAGCCATGGCAAATAAGAAGCCAGAATCACACAGATTAGAAGTAGAAGCCCTTGCTAAGAAGCATGAGGCTGAGATGGCTAAACTCAAAGAGAAACACGCCAAGATGAATAGTCCTATGGGGGCAAAAAAGAATGGCTAAGACCATCAAGATCAAGGGCGAAGGCCATACAATTAAGAAGAATAAAAAAGGCGATGTCATTGTTGACCATGCAGGCAACAAGGGCAAGTACGACAAGATCAACCTGACAAAGAAGG